GGAAAAGTTTGGGCAGGTATTATGGGAAAAGATTTCATTTACCCGTAGGTCTCCATCCATGGTCAACGGCCTGCAATAACCGCTTTTGCCTCTTTGCGTTACGAAGGGAGGTATGCTTAGCCTTGACGCCATTAGGTGTACTCACCTTGTAACGGCCCTTACCAACCTTTGTGATGGTGTATGGCATTTTGACTTACCTTTGAACTTTCACTCCATATCTGCCAGGGAGATTAATGGCGCGCCGCCTAACGTCCTTCTGCCACATCTCTTTACCGATCTTTTCCATATCAGGCCCCTTTGGCTTTGACGGCCCCTCCCCAGGTTCAAGAGGTCTTAGGCCCCTGCTTTTCATCCAACCCTTATAATTTTTCCTTGTAGGGTTCGCGGCGAAGATTTGATCTGCAATGGTAGCATCAGCGCCTTTGGCAACCACATTGAGGACGGATTTAATCCATGGCGCATCAATAAGATTATCATTAGCCCGGCCCAGGGTTATGATCCGTTTCATTCTACCACCACATTTCGGACACCTCCGTTTATTGTTCGATTTAACGGATTCAATAACCTCGATTACCTTGTGGCAGCGTTCGCATTCAATGTCATAAATAGGCATAGAAACAATCTCCACTTGCGTTTTCCGTCATAATTCAATGCCCCAAGATTCAAGTTCACGATCCTGATAATCCTGGTAATCATACTTTTGACCATCCCCGCGTATCAGATGCACAAGGTTATAAATCAAGGCCTCCGGGTTTCCTTCATCATTTGGGACCACAGTTTCATCAATGGTTTCTATAACCCATTGCTCAAATAATTTCCTTTGCCATGGCGTAAGGACGGTCATTTCACTGGTTGCGTCTTATTATTGCTCTTAAGGCCTTTTTCCCTGTGCGGCCCCTGGACCTTGGATTTAGCCTTTGGGGTTTTCATGCCCTTTGACAATTCGACGTCCTCCTTGTCAGCATTCTTGATCTCATTGACGACCTTAGCCCTTTCAATGGCTATCTTCTCATGGTCAAAATCCACACCGGCAATGGCGACGGCCTGGTTGACCTGCTCTGTTCTGCCTTTTTCCTCTATCAGGCGAATTTCAGCATCAATCTTGCGGACCTCTGCATTTGATTTTTCCAGTTCCGCCCCTTCTGCCGGCGTGGGTCCTTCTTCTTCGGGCGCCTGGAGCAGGTTCGCAAACATAGGTATTTCGCCTTTATCAATAGCGGACTCAAATTCTTTTGTCTCCATTTGGCCTATCATTTGGAATGCCTCAACCATAGCAGGCGGCGCGCCCATGGTCTGTAACCTTTCCAAAAACTCACCCAGGGGACCTAATCGCATACGCTGGACAACTCGCTTGCGATCCGGCCAGTCAATTTTCTCCATGAGCGCCTCATTGTCAATGGCACCCATCTTAAAGAGTTCAATGGCTTCCTCGCGCTCCTGGACGCGACTTACCGGCATAGTAGAACCGGAGACGACACCGAGCTTGGCAGGGATAATCATATCCTTGCCCTGGATCTGGCGGGTCATTTCCTCTCCGTCCTGCTTATAGCTGATCCACCTTTCCTCTGTGTACCAGTTCATAACGTGAGAAAGATACATTCGACCGCGTTCCCGGACCATCTTGGAATAGCCCCGTATCTTGCCCCTCAGCATAATGGAGGCCCTTTCGATCAAAGCAGCTATGGCCTTATAAGCCACCACTTCCCGGCCAGGGGTTTGAGCGGATTCAAGTTCAAAGGTGCCGGCCACAAGGAAGAAGAAATCCTTGTAAACTGAAAGGGTTGAGATAATATCCTTGAAAGGAATATCAGGAAAATCAAGGTAACGGATAGCATTCGCCACCATGGAAGATGAAGGATTGATAATGCCAGGCTTATTGGTTAGTTCTGCATTTGAAACACCGGAGTCAAGAGGATTAACGATCTTTACGCGACTGACCTGGTCCTTGATTAGTGTGATTTGAGATATGGTTTTATCGACTTCGAGGTTGAGGCTTTCAAGTTGCTCAAAATCGCTCATGCCCCAGGGGTTAGCCGTATCCTTGAGGGATTGAGTTTTGGTGAAAGGGTACCGAGAAAATAGATAGGTCTTGCTTGCCTGGACAGGTTCGAGATCTTTATTGATTGATGGGTTATGGCGATCCGTGAGAACTACCTTACCCCCGTTACAGGTCTGAATACATCGAATATTGCCAGGGTACTTATCAACAAAGGTGCCAGGCGTTTCGCCCGGGATGCGAGAATAATCCTTTACCCATGCCTCAACAATAAGGACTTCATCAGACATTCCCGTACCGTCGTCACTGTCATTAAAGATATTGCGGATAACACCGGCAAAGGTGGAGAAGTAGCCCTGTGAGCCCTTTCCGCCCTTACCCGCTTGGGTTTTGATCCGTTCGTCCCCCAGCTCCTTCAAGACTTCTTTATCGGCCCTGATAATTTCGGCATGATCCGACCATTTCCGGCGCGCTTCCCGGACGCTCATAGGCCAGTAATGGAGATTTGCCTCTGCTTTCTGTATGTTTTGCGTCTTGACCGGATACCAGCCAAAGAAGAAAGGGTCAATAACCTCAGTTGTGGCCTCACCGAAGCCACCTTCAAGGTCAGAATCAAAAATGGACTTCTCTATTGTGGCCCCATACGTCTCCCCGTTAGTGATAGATGTTTCAAGGCTTGCCTGCTGCTCTTGCTCTGACCACCAAAATTCAGCCGTGTGTAGCAGGGTGTCAAAGACTTCCTCTTGACCTGGATCATCTGAAACATCACCGACTTGACGGACGTTAAAAGTAGGGTTGTTATCCGTGAGCATATTGACAGTGCGCTGCCTGTGGGTGAATAGCAGGTTCGCGGTCAAAAGGGTTGCGTCCTTAGTCTCAGACTTCCAATGTTTGTTTTTGCCAAGCTCATAGTTACGGCCCCACTTGCCAGGCAGGCCCAGGTCATTCTTGAATTTAAGGATTTCATCTAATATCTGAAAGACCTTAAACCCAACATTCCCGGTGCCTTCCGGCGGTATCAGTTCGGCGGTAAGGCTTTCTTTTGTCTCAACGGTAGGTTTGTTCTCTTGCTCTGTCATTTCTTGACCTTTGGACTTGGCTTAGCGCGATTCTTTGCCTTAGCCTTTGGTTTGGGTGTAACCTTACGAGCATAGTTTAAGGGTATTTTTGTTGTGTCCCCATCAGGTTTAGCCCCTGGTAGAGGACCACCGACCTTGTAAAGCCCCTTGTCAGTCAATATGGTATCCCGATGGGGAAAAGGCCTGTGCCTTGCAGTTGGATCAGGATTAGCGTCCCGGAGACAATGGAAATAATTCCAAGTTGCCTTGGCATCAAAAGGCGGAGGATAACCGTGAATATCATCAATCGGCTTAAACATTGAGCCCTTTAAGGGGAGGGTAATATCATCAGTATCGAAGCGGCCTATCTGTTCTCTGCAAATCCAACATATAAGTTTTAGCTCCATTCGTCGCACCCCTCGATTTCGTGGTATGATTGATAACTGTGAATCAAATCTTCTTTTTCAAAAACAAGAATTTCGTCACTGGTAAGGTTTTTCATAATGATTTGGCCCTCAGTGGCTACAACGACGCCTTTGGGAGTGGGGAGTCTTAACCCGATCATAGGCAATACGCCCTCTGGAAGGGTATGGAGATCAACGTCTTTGCCATTAAGATCAATGTAACAGCCCTCCGGCTTACCGTCTGAGAGCTTGCCAGCCTCGACCATTTCAGATATGGCCTTCCAATTATCGAGGTTCAATTCAATGGCCTTGTACGTGACAGGACGCTTGATAAAGACATTAGGCTTAGTCATGTTTACGCCCCTCATAAAAGCTCTTGTTTCGCGCTATCCCTGCATTTGTAACCATCATAGCCTGGTCGAGCTTGGTTATGGCCATAGACAATTCCCGACAAGGAGGTAAATTAGCGTTAAGTTCATGAGCCAGTGACTTGAAAAGGCCCCTAATCTTTTCGTGTAGCTCCGCTTGCAATGGGTTAGGTGAATGATAAGTAAAACGGTTGTCAATATCTAATTGAGTTGACATATGGAGTTCCTTTGCGCCTGCCAGGCGCTTTGTATTATCAGATAAAACTCCGATTCGGCCATGCTCTGATAAGTTGTAATGTCAAGGAGGCACTATGTTTATGTAAGGCGTAAATTTTACGGCCAGGACCTTACATAAAAACGCTCGAAGTCTATGACCACACGCAAAATGAATACCCTGCCCAACCTTGCGCTAAGGTTTGATTGTGGCGATTCTTTCGTCTTTATCTTTACCCTGCATGGCTTCTCTAAATAAATCACCGTCAGGGAGATCAATCGAGATTTTCTTTCCTGTCACCGTCTTATGCTTAACTATGGGTTTATCCTGTGTAGTCCTGCCCATCAAGAAGCCAAAGAAAACCAGAGCGGCCAGGAGGATGGTCAAAACAATAACGGACGGCGCCCAGGTCAATAGATTTTGGAGCATTTCAGTCATAGTATTATCCTTTCATCAAGAGACGGTAGGGATCACGTCCCCATCCTCATAGCTTTCAGCATTGTACTTGATACTCTCCGCGCCCAAATGCCGTTTGGATATTTGATGCTGGACAGTGGCGAAGTCCTCAAAACCATCCTTGTCACCGCGTATCAGACGCTCAATTCTGAGGTCATAGCTTGATTGAGGGGTAATGGGTGTCTTAAGAGACAAAGGTCTACTCATGGCTATCAGGCAGGCCTCGTCATAGACATGATCCTCTGTTTCCGTGTCTATATCTTCCGGCCTCATTTCATCCATGCAGAGCGCGGGAATTGTCCTTACAAAATGGGTGCAAGTATCGTAAATGACCATCATAGGCATTTCGAGTTCATTTTCTGGGATGGCCATGCGTTCTCTGAATTGCCTTATCTTGAGTTCCCTGGAAGGATCACCCGGGACAAGGTAAATACCATGTTGACCAAATACCTCAGCCGTGGAAGGCCCTTGCCCTCCGCCGCGGTAATCAGGTTTTTTGTTAAAACAGGTAGGATCTGAAAGGCGGATTATATTCCTGGTATTGATACCCATCTTCTGTTCGCGTTCCTTAATCCCCTCAGCCATGACGCTATCCGTAAGGCGCAGGCCCTCGTCAGGGGTCTTATTCCACCCATACCATTCAGCGAAGCGGTAAAGGCGATTATCCGCGTCCAACCACCACCATCCAAATGAAAAGGGCTTTGCATAGCCCCAATCAAATGTCATATAGATGGGAGCATATTGAGGGATGGGGATGGGTTTGATGACATGGCGCGCGTAGTTGAAGGGAAAGGCCTGCCCAATAAAGACGTCCCAATCTCCAAGTATCCATGCGCGCCTTAGAGCTGGGTCCCGGATAGCCTTGAGGCGATTGACATACTTTGGATCAGCTTCACACAGGATTCGGTTATCATCGAGGAATGAAGGAATGAAAACCCTGGATTCCGGCCCTTCACCCATCCATACCTGTCCTGGTTTGATGGGAGATACACTACCTAATTTGAAATATTCCTTAACGTCTGAATGCCCAGGCCCCCCAGGGTTGCCCGTTCCGAACATATGGCATGGTACGCCATGGGGTGAGCGGTTAGAGCCCTTGAGCTTATCGACCATGCGCGAGAAAAAGGGAAACGTGGTCACTTCATCAATGGATATTTCACAATACTGGTGTCCAACAAAGTCATTGACCATTTCCAGGCGGGATATGGCAGGCATGGCGACTTGCGCACCATTCTTAAATCGGAGGTAATTGGTTTGCTGGTCCCCCCCGATCCGCTCCGCCTTAAGGCCCATCATAATAAATTCATCAATGCGCCGGCGGATTTCAAGAAAGTCTTTATATTTGCGACGAACAATCAGGCCATTCCAGAAACGTTTATACACTTCAGCTCCGCGAAGGTGGCGCCCGAGAAGGCAATCACTCTTTCCGCCCCCGCGAGATCCACCAAACAAGGGAAAATCTACAGGACATACGGCGGCCATTGCTTGTGGACCTGGTTGCGGCGACCATACGGCCATAAGGCTAAACCCCAGGATCAGTATTAGTATCTTTTGCAGCATCTTTCTTTTGCCTCATTTTCTCATATTGCTGTTCCCAATCCTCAATGTTTCGAGGCGCCGGAGGAAAATTTGTCATTTCAATAGAGCCCGTATGCTCGACGATTGACTTTTGAGGTTCATCAAATATCTTTTCGAGAGCAGAAGTGGCCTTTTCCTGGATAGCCCAACTAATCATCCTTGCCCGGATAAGGGTATCATCAAAGACGATATTCCCTGTCTCAGTCTCCGTAACGCCCCCGCCTGCGACAACAATAAGGCCAGGAGCCAGCTTGAGCCCAACAGGCACATCGCCTCTAAGTTTTATGAATTTGTCAAACTTGGCGTTTAGTTGCTGCTTTCTTTTTTTGGCTATCGTTTTAGGACCGATACCGATTTGCTCCAAGGCGTCACGGTATGGGGATAGGTGTTCGGAGATAAGGTCATTTCTTATGTCATTGCCATTATTATCAGCCATTAGGGACTCATAAAGTTTGTGAATATCAGCCATGAAAGAGACACAACGGGTTAATTAGGCGTTTTTAACTTACCGTATTTCAAAGAGAAAGAGCTGTCAAGGCGCCTTAACGTACATCACATGGGTGTACATCTCATGATTCTACATCTCATGAACCTGTCAAATTCATAGGTTTTTTGGGGAAAAATGGTCAGGAGTTCTTTTTGACTTCGAGCTTTAGCAAATAAGCCCTGATTAGAGCCTTGAAGGTGTATATTCTATGCTTCTTTTTCCTCTTGTATGAGTTCTCCCTGGTGAGAAGGTATGGCTGTAATGCCGCGTAGTGATCACGATAAAACTCCGTATGGCATATGCCCATGTACTCAATAATATCATCAATACCATCAAGACGATCACTACTCATTTTATTTTGCTTTGTGTTTTGGTTTTGGTTGAGTGGACGTCAAGGGTAACATTTCCCTTGGCTTTGACCTTGCCCAACCATAATGCAGTGAACCTCATTTGTCCATGATTCAAGTAAGACACTACCCACCTTTGGCCATTTAATTCAAACTCCTGGTGTATTTTGGGGAGGTACGTCTCCCTTTGGTGGCCCATTAATAGACTTCGTTTCTCATTTTTCTCCATCATTTTTTCCCATTCCTCCATCTTTGCTTTCCTCCTTAAGTATAATCCTCAAACTCCGGTAAGGTGCGGATCTTGATAATGGTCCGAGCCTCGAAGCCATAAATTTTGAGCGGCGGCGGGTCCATGATAGAAATTTGAGAGTCATTCTTGTAGCAGAGCCCCTCTAATGCGTCCTTTGTAAATTTAATGAGATTATCGAGGTCAGGTTTTTTGTAATGATAGAACATCATGCCTCGACGCAGGTCCCTAATTTTGTGCTTAGGCCAGCTTTTCCGGACAGGCATAATATACGTCACGCCCATGGCCAGTGGACAGTTCTCAAATGAAAACAGGCGGGAAGGATAATTGGTGCTAAGGTATTGGAAGGCGGCTTCCCTGTACGCTTTCTTTTTTTCCTTTTGAGTATCATAGAAAATGACGTAAGGAAGCGCATTGCCGTTTTTGTCCT